GTCCTACAAACTTAAATGTTATATCTTATGAGCAATACATAAAAAACGTTCGTAGTTCAGATGATTCAGGTGATCAAGTAAATGGTGACGGACCTCCTGTACTTGTATATCAAACATTAGGTGAGTCTTTTGGTGTTAGTCCTATACCAGATGCAGCTTATGAAGTGGAGTATGTATATTGGTCTTTTCCTGCAGATTTAACAGCATACAATGATGTATCGGTTATACCAGATCGTTTTAACCATGTAGTTATTGAAGGTGCTATGATGTTTATGATGCGCTTCCGTAGTAATGAACAAAGTGCAGCAATACACCAAAACAATTTTGAAGATGGTATCAAGTCTATGCGTAGAGTTTTAGTTGATGATACTCTATCCATTAGATCAACATATATTAGCAGGACAGGAAACAGAGAGTTTAGTGGCAATTAACAATGGCTGACAATCTAGCTTCTTTTCGTATATTCTGTGAAGGAGGTCTTAATACCAACAGAGATGTTTTATCTCAGGGTGAAAGACAGCCTGGTTCAGCTACATCTCTAGTTAATTATGAACCTGCTATTACTGGTGGTTACAGACGTATCAGTGGTTTTAACAATGCATATGGCACAGTAACAGGTACAGGAAGTGTTTTAGGTGTATGTGTAGCTAATGGCATTAACAATGGTATATTAGCTTGTCGTGCTCCTTCTAGTGGAAACAACTATTTACATTATTGGAATACTTCTACATCAGCTTGGGTAGCAGTTACTACTTCTGGCTCACCTACAATGACAGGTGTGACAAAAGTAAGATTTACAAGATATAATTGGTCTGGTCCTAAAGTTGTTCTTACAGATGGTGTCAATCCTGCAGCAACATATGACGGTACTACATATACGCAAATAACTCACGCTGATGCACCTAACAATCCTAAGTATGCTGCATCTTTTGCTAATCATTTATTTCTAGCAGGGGATACCACAGATAACTATAATCTTTACTTTAGTGCACCTTCAAATGAGACTGATTTTAGTTCTGCTTCAGGTGCAGGTGTTATTAATGTAGGCTACCCTATTGTAGCTATTAAAGCATTTAGAAATCAGCTTTATATATTTGGTACAACTAATATTAAGCGTCTAGTAGGTAATAACATAGCTAACTTTGTGCTTGAAGAAGTTACAGATGATTTAGGATGTTTAGCTACAGATAGTGTAGTAGAAGTAGCAGGTGATTTGTTATTTTTATCACAGGATGGTTTAAGACCTATCTCAGGCACAAACAAGATAGGTGATGTTAATCTTGAATCACTATCTAATAGTATTCAATCTATCTTTACTGACATTGTATTTGATATCGATCTTGAAGGTCTGTCAAGTGTAATAATACACCAGAAGTCACAAATAAGATTTTTCTTTGCTGCAGCCGACTCTCAAGGTATTATTGCAGGGTTTAGACAAAGGAATGATGGTAGTCTAGGATTAGAGTTTGGGCAGTTACTAGGTCTAGAAGCTACTTGTGCAGCTAGTGGTTACATTGGACAAAACGAATTTGTAATACATGGAGATAGTAACGGTAAAGTACACAAGCAAGAAACTGGTAATAGCTTTGATGGCACTAGTATATTTAGCCTTTATCAAACACCTTTTATCCATATGCAAGACCCTGAACAACGTAAGATATTCTATACTATTTCTACTTACTTACGTTCAGAGGGTAATAATGAACTTATATTATCTGTATTGTATGACTACGAAGACTTTAACAGCTTAAGTCCTACAAACTTTACCTTGACTACAGAAGGTTCAGCAGCTTACTATAATGAGGCGCTATATAATAGTACAGCTATATTTGACGGTAATCCAGCGCCAGTTCAAAGAACTAACATTTCAGGCTCAGGTAAATCAGTAGCCTTTAAATACGTAACTAACGACACTAATGCAGCACACAGTATACAAGGCATGGTGGTTACATTTGGTGTAGGAGACAGATTATAAAATGGCAGGTTATACAAGACAATCAGTAGCTGACATTATCGCTAATGCGGTTATTAAAGCTGCACCAGTAAACGCAGAATACAATGCAATACAAACTGCATTTGCTTTTGCAAGTGGGCATAAACATGATGGTAGCTCTACTGAAGGTGCTTATGTACCCCTTATAGCTGATACTGATGCTCTTAACAAAGTTGTTATAGACACATCTAATAATCGCATAGGCTTCTTTAGTGAAGTATCATCTCTTGCTGTAGAGCAGATACGTATTCAAGACGGTGCTATACTTCCTGTAACTGATAACGATATTGATCTTGGTGCTTCAGGTACAAAGTTTAAAAACCTTTACGTAAATGGTGTTGCAAATATTGGTTCTATCTCTCTGTCGGGTGGAACTATAGATAACGCTGTTATAGGTGGCTCAACTCCTGCTGCAGGTACATTTACTACTATGACTGCAACTACCGTAGACATAAACGGTGGTGCAATAGATGGTACAACAATAGGTGGTACAACTGCTGCTGCTGCAGATTTTACTACTATGGATGCTTCAGGTAACGCTACTGTAGGTGGTACGCTTGGTGTTACAGGTAATGTTACAATGGGTGGTACACTTGCTGTAACTGGTACAACCACTATTACATCTGCTGACATTAACTCTGGTGCTATGGATAATACCACTATCGGTAACACAACGGCTGCTGCAGGTACATTTACTGATCTTACTTCTACAGGCACATCTACTCACGCTACTGTTGATATTAACGGTGGTGCCATTGATGGTGTCACTATTGGTGGATCATCTGCAGGTGCAGGTACGTTTACAGACTTAACAGCCTCTGGCACAACTACAATAACAACTGCAGACATAAATGGCGGCAATATAGATGGTACAATTATTGGTGCTTCTAGTGCTGCAGCAGGTAGCTTTACAACTGTATCGACATCTGGACAAGCTACTTTAGCAACTGCTGATATTAATGGTGGTACTATTGATAATACTATTATTGGAGGTACTACTGCTGCAGCCATAACAGGTACAACTATTACAGGTACAAGCCTTGTAGGTCCAGTTACAGGTAACGTTACAGGAAACATAACAGGTAACGTTACTGGTAATGTGACAGGTGATTTAACAGGAAACGTCACAGCTTCTTCTGGTTCATCTACGTTTAACAATGTGACTATCAACGGTACGTTGAACATGGATGCAGGTACAACTGCTACTATTACAAACCTTACATCACCAACTAATACAAATGATGCGGCTACTAAGGGCTATGTAGATACAGAAGTAGCTGCACTTGTTGACTCTGCCCCAGGTACACTAGACACACTAAACGAACTAGCTGCTGCTCTAGGCGATGATCCTAACTTTTCTACAACTATTACAAACAGTATAGCTACCAAGCTACCACTAGCAGGTGGTACAATGACAGGTGCTATAGCTATGGGTACATCTAAGATTACAGGCTTAGGTGATCCTACTGCAGCCCAAGACGCAGCAACTAAAAACTATGCTGACACTACATTCTTAGCTTTGTCTGGTGGCACTATGACAGGTGCTATTGACATGGGTAGTGCAAAGATTACTACTACCTACACACCTACTAACAATGCTGATCTTACAACTAAAACATACGTAGATGGTATACTTGGATCAGCTACTTCTGCAGCAACTTCAGCTACGGCTGCTGCTAGTTCTGCCACTGCTGCTGCCTCAAGTGCTACTGCAGCCGCAAGTAGTGCAACCTCTGCAGCTTCTAGTGCTACATCTGCAGCCGCTTCATACGACTCATTTGATGACAGATACCTTGGTGCTAAGTCCTCTGCTCCTACTGTGGACAACGATGGTGATGCATTAGTTGTAGGTGCACTATACTTTAACAGCACTACAAACATTATGAATGTGTATGGTTCTAGTGGGTGGCAAGCTGCAGGTTCATCTGTCAATGGTACATCTTCTCGTAACACTTACACAGCTACTTCAGGTCAGACTACCTTTGCGGCTACGTATGACACAGGCTTTGTTGACGTATATCTTAATGGTGTTAAGTTAATTGCAGGTACAGACTTTACCGCTACAAATGGTACATCAATTGTTCTCACAACTGGTGCTGCAGTAGATGACACAGTAGATATTGTTGCTTATGGTACGTTTAATGTAGCTAATGCTTTACCTCTTACTGGTGGAACACTTACAGGAACTCTTACTGCACCCACTATTAATGCTTCTACACAATTACAAATTGGTGGAACGGCAATTACAGCTACGGCTGCAGAATTAAATTATGTGGACGGAGTAACGTCTAACATTCAAACGCAGCTTGACAACGCTGCATCAACTGGTAAAGCCATAGCTATGGCTATTGTTTTTGGATAAAGGAGGCTAAGATATGGCTGCACCAAATATCGTAAATGTGGCAACGATTACAGCAAAGACTGCTATGGTTGCTTTAACTTCAACATCACAAACAACGTTAGTAAGTAATGCTGCTTCTAGTGATAAAGTGTTTAAGATTAACATGATTCAAATCGCTAACGTAGATGGAACTAATGCCTGTGACGTAACAGTAGATGTACATAGTGCTGCATCAGGTGGAGGTACTGCATACTCCCTTGTTGCAACTATCTCTGTACCTGCTGACGCTTCACTAGTAGTCTTGGATAAAAATACAGCATTGTATCTTGAGGAAGATATGAGTATTACAGCTACAGCAGGAACAGCAAGCGATTTAGAAGTTATCGTGAGCTACGAGGAAATATCTGACTAGGAGTTCGTCATATGGCGAAAGGTAAAGGCGGCTTTATAGGTCAAGATGGTCTAAATGCACCAGACAGCCCCACAGGAGTAAGTGCTTCAGCAGGTAATGCACAAGCAGACGTTAGCTTCACAGCACCAAGCGATGTGGGCGGTTCTGCTATTACTGGTTATCGGGCGCAGTCTAATGATGGCATAGGTGCATCAGGTTCAAGCTCACCCATTACAGTCACTGGCCTAACAAACGGCACAAGCTACACGTTTAGCGTCTGGGCAATCAATGCGTTTGGTTATTCCGCGCCTAGCGATGTAAGTGGGAGTGTATCTCCTACTGCGCCTCCTAGAGGCATTTTTGTAGGTGGTTTACATCTTAGCCCAACTACAGTCTTAAATGAATTACAATATGTTACGATTACTACTACTGGTAATACACAAGACTTTGGCGATTTAACTGAAAGCGCATATTCGTTAGCAGGTTTATCTTCTAGTACAAGAGGTGTTAGAGCAGGTGGTAATGATGGCGTAACAGGTAACTTAAACACAATGGATTACGTTAGCATAAATTCCACAGGCAACGCTACAGACTTTGGAGATTTAAGCACTGTTTCAATACGAAATGCAGGAGCTTCTAATGAGACAAGAGGTTTATTTGCTCTTGGTTACACTGGTTCATACGTAAATACCACAGAATACATTACTATAGCTAGCACTGGAAACTCTACAGATTTCGGTGATAGAACAACAACAACTGCTTACTCTGAAGGTGCTGTTGCAAGCACAACAAGGGCTGTTTTCGGGCCTGGATATAATGGAAGTTATCAAAATGTTATAGATTATTTTACCATAGCAAGCACAGGCAACGCTACAGACTTTGGGGATGCTACTGTTGCAAGATATGGTGTAAGTGCAGGTAATTCCTCAACAAGAGGCTTGTTTGTGGGGGGATATGGATCAGGTGGCGTTACAAACATAGCTGATTACATAACTATTGCTAGCGCAGGAAATGCTACTGACTTTGGAGACTTGTCTACGGCAAGATACATTGGCGCAGGGTGTAGTAGCACAATAAGAATGTTAATCGGTGGTGGTAATAACTACGTTACTGGTAATAATTACGTAAATGAAATTAGTTATTTTACAATAGCAAGCACAGGTAATGATACTGATTTTGGCGATTTGTCTAATGCAATATCACATAATACAGCATTTTCTAACTCTCATGGAGGGCTTTCATAATGCCAAATTATCAAGGTGTATGGTCGCTCTCAACGCAGTATCAGAATGCTAGTGGTTGGCCTTTTCCCCTTCCTAGTAGTATAGGTCTTTTCTATGGTGGATTTGCTTCTGGTTCTATAACTAATACGATAGAGTACATTGATCTTACAACATCAGGCAACACAACTGACTTTGGTGATATGCTTGAACTGCAAAGGCTAAATGCCGCTTTTGGAAGCACGTCAAGAGGTGTGGTTGGTGGTGGTGCAGCGGCTTCAGGTATTGGAAACAACGTAATACAATTTGTAACTTTTTCAACGCTTGGTAATGCTTCTGATTTTGGAGATTTAACTGAGACTAGATCTTATATTGCAGGGACATCTAATAACACAAGAGGATTATTTGCAGGAGGCTATAACACTTCTGCCGCTAGTTCAGATACAATAGATTATGTGACTATTGCTAGCGCAGGAAATGCTTCTGATTTTGGAAATTTAACTGTTGCTAAATCTGCTGCTTCTAGTTTGGCGTCACCTACAAGAGCAATTACAAGTGGCGGTTACAATTTTGGAGTTGGTTCATATTATAATGTAATTGAATATGTTACGATAGGTTCTACTGGAAATGGCACTGATTTTGGAGATTTATTAAGTGCTCTATTTAGTAATGCTAGTGCCTCCTCAAGCACAAGAGGTGTAATAGCAGGTGGTGAAAATCACACTGAGACACCTCGTTATAAAGATATTATCCAATACATAACTATTGCTTCTACTGGCAACGCTACAGACTTTGGTGATCTTACAGTAGGAAAAAGTTATTTAACAGCAACATCAAGCAACACAATAGCTGTGTTTGGTGGAGGTCTCAACAACGTTCAAAATTATAACAATATAGATCAGGTAACAATAGCGAGTACTGGAAACGCTACAGATTTTGGTGACTTATCGGCTGCACATGCGCAATTTGCGGCATCATCTAATTGTCATGGGGGAGTTCAGTAATGCCAACTAGAGACTTCACAGCTAACGTTATATCTGCTAGTAAAGTAACACCTAGTGGCAGTTTTCAAGACAGTGCAGCAAGTGGTGTGTGGGATATTAATGCAGCATTAGATCTTATAAAAGGTGGTAACTGGCCTGTCCCAGGTAATCTTAACCCTGCTGCTTTTGTTGATGGTTTGTTTCAGACTCATTTGTATGATGGTACTGGTTCTGACCAAACAATTACAAATGGCATTGACCTGTCTGGTGAAGGTGGTCTGCTTTGGATTAAAAACAGAGATAATACCAACAGTAATTGGCTGTTAGATAGTGAAAGATCTAATTTTGCGGCACGTTTAATCTCAAATGGAACGAACTTTTCATACTCAGACAGCGGAGCCTATGCAGTTCCTACATCCACAGGTTTTACCACAAAAGGTAATGATGCTAATATCAATGCTAGTAGCTATGGTTACGTCTCTTGGACATTTCGGAAACAACCTAAGTTTTTTGATGTTGTGACATGGACAGGGGATGGAACAGTAAGAAATATCTCACATAACTTAGGTTCTGTGCCTGGAATGATTATTGTTAAAAATACAAGCGATGGCTCGGCTGATTGGCGTGTATATCATCGTGGCGTAAATGGTGGTACTCAGCCATATAATTGGAGTTTAAAACTCAATGATACTGCTGCACAAGGGTTTGGCGGTTTGTGGAATACAACAGCACCAACAAGCACACAGTTTTCTATTTCTGGTGATACAGATACTAATAAGTCTGGAGACACTTATGTAGCCTACCTATTCGCACACAACAATAATGACGGTGGCTTTGGTGAACCTGGAAATCAAGATATCATCAAGTGTGGCAGTTATACTGGTAATGGAACTGTTGGAAACTCTATTACATTAGGTTTTGAGCCACAATGGATTATGATTAAAAATACAAATCGTGGCGAAGCTTGGTACATGTATGATGTAATGAGAGGTATAGCTACTGACGGTAATGATAAAATAATTTATGCTAATGCTACTGACGCTGAACTGGATGCTTCAGACTCTATAGATGTAACTTCAACAGGATTTAGT